AAATATGAAAATAAAGGAGACGAAGTTGAATATAATCCAAGCTGGGCAAGTGGCTGTGGACGAACTTATTAAGGTTGCAAAAGAACCTATAGTAGATTCAGATGATGACATCTCTGCAGACAGGCTTAAAAACGCTGCTGCAACTAAGAAGTTAGCAATATTTGATGCTTTTGAAATACTTAAACGTATTGAAGAAGAAAAAGACTTGTTAAATGATAAACCTAAAGAAGCTAAAAAAGAAATTAGTTTTAAAGGATTTGCAGAAAGAAGATCTAAGTAATGGCTTATCAACAAACTTTATATAAAATATTAGACGATCATATAAAACAAAAAGTTATAGATCGCATGAATAGATACAACAAGTGGGAGTATGGTTACAATGAAGAACATGATGTTGTAGTTGTTAGTAAAACAGGTAAAATAGGTGAAGTATACGAAATACAAAACCTTAAAATAGCTTTACCTTTATGTGAAAAATCTTATAAAAGATCAAACAAAAAAGAAGAACAACACTGGCAACCTTTTGAATATCCTAAACAATTAAACGCAATTAAAACTGTATTTGATTGGAAAGAATATCCTGATGAATTTAAAGAAAGGTGGTATGAATACATAGACGAAGAATTTAAACGTCGTGAAGAAGGTTTTTGGTTTAACAACAACGGTAAGCCTATTTTTATTACTGGACCTCATTATATGTATTTACAGTGGACTAAAATAGATATTGGAAAACCAGACTTTAGAGAAGCTAATCGTTTATTTTTTATATTTTGGGACGCTTGTTTAGCAGATTCACGATGCTACGGTATGTCTTATCTTAAAAATAGACGTTCTGGATTTTCTTTTATGGCATCTGGAGTATGTGTAGATATGGCAACTATATCAACTGATTCACGTTTTGGTATATTATCAAAGTCAGGTGCTGATGCTAAAAAAATGTTTACAGACAAGGTAGTGCCAATATCAGTAAATTACCCGTTTTTCTTTAAACCAATACAAGACGGTATGGATCGTCCTAAAACTGAAATAGCATATAGAGTTCCAGCATCTAAATTAACAAGAAAATCAATATTAAAAACTACAGAAGCTAGCGAAGCTTTAACAGGTCTTGATACAACTATTGATTGGAAAAACACTGGAGACAATGCTTATGATGGTGAAAAGCTAAAATTACTAGTGCATGACGAAAGTGGTAAATGGGAAAGACCTAACAACATATTAAATAACTGGAGAGTTACAAAAACTACTCTTAGGTTAGGATCAAGAATTATAGGTAAGTGTATGATGGGATCAACATCAAACGCTTTAGAAAAAGGAGGCGATAATTTTAAAGATTTATATTATGATTCAGATGTCACACAAAGAAACCGCAATGGACAGACTCGCTCAGGACTCTATTCTTTGTTCATACCTATGGAATGGAACTACGAAGGATACATTGATATGTATGGAATACCTGTATTCGACACGCCTACCAAACATAAAAAAGGACCTGATGGATATCCTATAAAAATAGGTGTAATAGATTATTGGGATAATGAAGTTGAAGGATTAAAGCAAGATCAAGACGGTTTAAATGAATTTTATAGACAGTTTCCAAGAAGTGAAAAACATGCTTTTAGAGACGAAACTAAACAATCTTTATTTAACCTTACAAAAATATACGAGCAAATAGATTACAACGAAGATACTAAAATGTCTGCAAAAGTAACTCAAGGTAGTTTTCAATGGAAAAATGGAGTTAAAGATACTACGGTAGAGTTTATGCCAAATAAAAACGGCAGGTTTAAAATTAGTTGGATACCTGAATTAGGTTTACAAAACAGACAGTTTGTAAAAAACGGTATGAAACACCCAGGTAATGAACATGTAGGGGCTTTTGGTTGTGATAGTTATGATATATCAGGTACAGTAGATAGATTAGGCTCTAACGGAGCTTTACATGGTGTTACTAAGTTTTCAATGGAAAACGTACCTGCTAATAGAATTTTTTTAGAATACGTTGCAAGACCACAAACAGCTGAGATATTTTTTGAAGATGTTTTAATGGCGCTTGTTTTTTACGGCATGCCAATACTTTGTGAAAATAACAAACCTAGACTTTTATATTATTTAAAAAGAAGAGGTTACAGAGCATATTCAATGAATAGACCAGACAAAGTGTATAGCAAGTTATCTGTAACAGAAAGAGAAATAGGTGGCATACCTAATTCAAGTGAAGATATTAAACAAGCTCACGCGGCTGCTATTGAATCTTACATAGAAAACTACGTAGGTTTAAAAACTGAAGGTTATGGTGATATGTATTTTCAAAGAACACTAGAAGACTGGGCTAAATTTGATATAAACAATAGAACTAAATTTGATGCTTCTATTTCTTCTGGCTTAGCCATTATGGCTTGTAATAGAAACCTATATAAACCAGTACAACAAAGGCAAACAAAAAATATAAATCTTGGTATTAAAAGATATAACAACAAAGGACTAAGATCTCAAATAATATAAACACATGATTAACAACGGTATTAAAGGTTCTTTCCCTTCACAAGCAGTAAGCGATGTAGAGAAAATGAGTATGGAGTATGGTGCTAAGGTAGGTAGAGCTATAGAACATGAGTGGTTTAATGGATCTGGAAAATCAACTAGATACAACAGCGCTAAACAATCATTTCACACTTTAAGATTATATGCTAGAGGAGAACAATCTGTAAGAAAATATAAAGATGAATTATCTATAAATGGTGATTTATCATATTTAAACCTAGACTGGAAGCCAGTACCTATTATACCTAAGTTTGTTGATATAGTTGTAAACGGTATGTCTGATAGAGCTTATGATATAAAAGCTTATTCACAAGATCCTGCTGCTTTAGAAGAAAGAACTAATTACGTTAAAGATATAGCTGACGATATGATGGCTAAAGAATTTAATGACAACGCCGCTAATCAACTAGGTATTGATATATATAAAACTGATCAATCAAAACTACCTGAAAGTTCTCAAGAGTTAGAGCTTCATATGCAGTTAGATTATAAGCAGTCTATAGAAATAGCAGAAGAAGAAGCTATTAATAGTGTTTTTGATAAAAACAAATACGAGCTTATATCAAGAAGATTAAACTCTGATTTAATGATACTAGGTATTGGTGCTGTAAAAAGTAGCTTTAATAAATCTGAAGGTATAAAAGTAGAATATGTAGATCCTACTAACTTAGTTTACTCACCTACTGACTCGCCTTATTTTGATGATATATATTATGTTGGTGAAGTAAAAGATATATATTTAAACGAATTAAAAAAAGAATTTCCACAATTAACTGACGAACAGTTAAAAGAATATAAAGGATACTCTAATACTTACCACCAAACAGGTGACTATAATTCTAAGTCAGAAGATGAAAATGCTGTAAGTGTATTATATTTTGAATATAAAACATACATGAGCCAAGTTCATAAAATAAAAAAGACAGCAAGCGGAGGTTACAAGGCTATACAAAAAGATGATTCATTCAACCCACCTGAAAATGATAGTTTTGAAAAAGTAGATAGAGTTATTGAAGTTGTATATTGTGGTGTTAAAATATTAGGCAGTGGTGATGATATATTATATTGGGAAGTAAAGAAAAATATGATGCGACCTAAAGCAGATACTACTAAAGCCGTGATGAGTTATGCGATTTGTGCGCCAAGAATGTACGAAGGTAGAATAGAATCACTAGTAAGTAGAATAACAGGTTTTGCTGATATGATTCAGTTAACTCATTTAAAATTACAACAAGTATTAGCTAAAGTAGTACCAGATGGTGTTTACTTAGACGCTGATGCTTTAGCAGAAATAGACTTAGGTAATGGTACAAATTATAATCCACAAGAAGCATTAAACATGTATTTTCAAACTGGATCTGTAATAGGTAGATCTATGACGCAAGATGGTGATATGAACAGAGGTCGTATGCCAATAACAGAATTAAATTCTAACGGAGGTAATAATAAAATAGCTTCGCTAATACAAACTTATAATTATTACCTTCAAATGATGCGTGATGTTACAGGTTTAAATGAAGCTAGAGATGGTGCTATGCCAGATTCAAATGCTTTAGTAGGATTACAAAAAATGGCGGCTGCTAATTCAAATACAGCTACTAGACACTTATTGCAATCAAGCTTATATTTAACGCTAACAATGGCGGAGTGTATTGCTATGAGGGTTTCAGATGTATTAGAGTTTTCGCCGACAAAAAAATCTTTTGTTAAATCATTAGGTAAATTTAATGTTGCTACTTTAGAAGAAATATCAAACTTACATTTACATGACTTTGGTATATTTTTAGAGTTAACTCCAGATGAAGAAGAAAAACAAATGTTAGAAAATAATATTCAAGTTGCTTTACAAGGAGGTCAAATATACCTTGAAGATGCTATTGATATTAGAGAAGTTAGAAATATTAAACTAGCTAATCAATTGCTTAAAATACGTAGAAAACAAAAACAAGCAAAAGATCAAGAAATGCAGCAGCAAAATATTCAAGCTCAATCACAGGCTAATGCTCAAGCTGCTCAACAAGCAACAGAAGCTGAGATGCAAAAGCAACAAGCTTTAGCACAAACAGAGGTGCAAATACTACAATCTAAATCTCAGTTTGAAATACAAAAAATGGAAAGAGAAGCTGCTATTAAAAAAGAATTAATGCAATATGAGTTTGAATTAAACATGCAGTTAAAAGAAAAAGATTTACAACAAGTAAATCAAAAAGATAAATTTAAAGAAGATCGTAAAGACGAGCGAACTAAAATACAGGCTTCACAACAAAGTGAGCTAATCGCGCAAAGAAAAGATAACGCACCACCTAAAAGTTTTGAATCCGCAGGTATGGATAACTTAGATGGTTTTGGATTAGAGCAATTTGATCCGCGTTAAACATTAATTATTTAATTATATTATATTATGTCACAACAAGAAGAACAAGTAATTCAAGAGGTTGAGAATCAAGAAGCTCCGGCTGTAGAAACTCAACCAGTTAAGGAAGAGATTTCTTACAAAGAAGTAAAAGACGATGGAACTATTAAATTAGATTTATCAAAGTTAAACAAATTTCAAAACCAAAAACAAGATGCCATACGGGAAGAAACACAAAAAGAAAGTAGTAAAGAAGAAAGTGTCAATGAAAAAGAAGAAAGCGAAGAAGAAGTATTAGAACAACCTATTCTTGAAGAAGTAAAAGAAACACCTGTTGAGGTTAAAGAAACTAAGACAGAGCAAATTGTTGAAGAAAAGCAAGAAGTAACAAAAGCACCTGAAGTAAACGTGCCTGAGAACTTACAAGATCTTGTTAAATTTATGCAAGATACTGGTGGTAGTTTAGAAGACTACACTAGGTTAAATGCGGATTATTCAACAATTGATGATAATACTTTGTTAAAAGAGTATTACAAAAATACTAAACCTCATTTAAATAATGAAGAAGTTGAATTTTTATTAGAAGACAACTATTCGTTTGATGAGGAAATTGATGAGCCAAGAGATATTAAAAAGAAAAAATTGGCCTTCAAAGAAGAAATTGTAAAAGCAAGAAAACATCTTACTAGTCTAAAGGATCAGTATTACAAGGAAGTCAAGTTGGGTTCTAAGTTGACCAGCGAACAGAAAGAAGCAATCGAATTTTACAATAAATACAGCGAAGAACAAACTGTTGCTAGTGAAGTTCAGCAAAAGCAGTTTAATCATTTTAAACAGACTACAGATAGTCTTTTCAGTAACGATTTCAAAGGTTTTGATTTCAACGTAGGTGAAAAAACATATAGGTATAATGTAAATGATATTGCTAATGTTAAACAAAGCCAAAGCGATATACTTAATTTTGTAGGAGAGTTTCTAGATGATTCAGGTATGATGAAAAACGCTAAAGGTTATCACAAAGCTTTATATGCAGGTAAAAATATTGACAAAATTGTTAAGCATTTTTATGAGCAAGGTAAAGCAGACGCTATTAAACAAACCGCTATCGATTCTAAAAATATTGATATGGGAGCAAGAACAATTAAACCTGTTGTTGATGCCGGTGGTATGAAAATAAAAGTGTTAGGTGGTGATGATAGTTCTAAGTTGAAATTTAAAATTAGAAAATAAAAACAACTTAAAATTTAAACAAAATGGGATTTAACACATCTACAGGATTATTAGGGAGCTATTCTCTAAGTCCTATGCCAAGTCCAACTGTAAGCGATCAAAATTACATCGACTTTACAGCTACAGCTACGGCTGGTTGGGCACAACAATACTTACCAGAATTATACGAACAAGAAGTTGAAAGATACGGAAATCGTACAATCGGTGGGTTTTTAAAAATGGTTGGCGCTGAAATGCCAATGTCATCTGATCAAGTAATTTGGTCTGAACAAAACAGATTACACATCGCTTACAAAAACGATGCTGTAACTGCAAACTCTACTGTTGTTATTGCTACAGCAACTGGTATTGTAACTTTAGGAAGCGCTTTAAGTAACGCTTTAAGAGTTGGAAATACTGTTGTTATCTGTGATAACGCTACAGGTCTTAAAACGCTTAAATGTTACGTTTCTGCTGTATCTGGTCAAACAGCTACATTAAAAACTTACAAAGATGCTGCTTTCACAACTGTAGTTGCTAACGGTGGTGCAATTAACCTTTTCGTGTATGGTTCTGAATTTCCTAAAGGATCTTCTTCTATGTCAGGAGAGCTTAAGCCACAGTTCCAACAGTACAACAACAGACCTTTAATTATGAAAGATCATTTCAAAATTGATGGTTCTGACACTGCTCAAATTGGGTGGGTTGAAACTACTGATGAGTCTGGACAATCTGGATACTCTTGGTATTTAAAATCTGCTAGTGAAACTAAACTAAGATTTGACGATTACTTAGAAACAATGATGCTAGAAGCTGAACTAACTGTTTCTTCTGATACTAACACAACTGTATCTGATACTGGAAATGAAGGTGATAGTGATGCTCCTGATGGAATCAATGGTTCTGAAGGATTCTTTGCTGCTGTTGAAAGTAGAGGTAACATATTTGAAGATTTAGCTTCTTTAGCTGACTTTGATTTATTACTTAAAAACTTAGACAAGCAAGGTGCTATCGAAGAAAACATGCTTTATGTTAACAGACAATTAGCTTTAACTCTTGATGATATGATGGCTGGATTAAACTCTAACTATCAAGGTGGTGCTTCTTTTGGAGTATTCGATAATCAAGCTGATATGGCTTTAAATCTTGGATTCTCTGGATTTAGAAGAGGTTCTTACGATTTTTACAAGTCTGATTGGAAATACTTAAACGATGCTGCTGCAAGAGGTGGTTTTGGAGATATCTCTGGAGCTTTAATTCCTGCTGGAACATCTAGTGTATACGATCAAAACATGGGTAAAAACGTAAAAAGACCTTTCTTACACGTAAGATATAGAGCTTCACAAACTGATGACAGAAGACTTAAGTCTTGGGTTACTGGTTCTGTAGGTTCTGCTTCTTATACAGGAGATGACGTTATGGAAGTACATTATTTATCTGAAAGATGTTTAATTACTCAAGGAGCTAATAACTTTGTATTATTAAAAGAATCTTAATATTAACCCTTAAAAACTAAACAAAATGGATAAATTTTTAATTTTCATAGACGCGGCTGATGACGCGGCTATGTACCCTTTATCTAGTCTTATTGGTATGACTGTAGCTGCTGACGCAACTATATTAATGCAATTTAAGTCTAGTGTAGGTGGAGGAACAGGTGCTGAGCACGATACCGTAACTTTAACTGTTACTGCTGACTCTGAGCTTAAAGTTTTCAAAGCATTAGCTAAGAAAATTGGAAACGCAGGTAGCTTTAACGCTGACGGTTATGTTGTTGTTTGTGATGATGTAAACTCTGAGTTTGCTCATGCTGACATTACTAGCTGTACAATTACTCTTGATTCGTAAATAGAATCAAACTAAACCAAAGGCGTCTTATTGGCGCCTTTAGGTTTATTTTTTAAACTATTAAATTATATTATATTATGGAAACAAAACAAACAAAGCCTAAAAAGGCTAAAGAAATTATAGTGTCAACCCCTAAAGTAGTTGATAATACTCCTAAGTGGGAAATGAAAGATAGAAGTTATTTTTTAAAAGGTGGGGCTTCGCCTTTATCATATGTTTTAGCTTCTAAATCAACAAACAGAAAACCTTTACTATGGTTTGACGAAGACAAAGGTTATAATAGAGAAATAAGATATGCTAGTAACCAAAGATCTTGCTTTGTTGATGAACAAGATAATAACGCTATATTAGAGCATATAGTTTTTGAAAACGGAACTTTATTTGTTCCAAAAGAAAAACAAGCTTTACAAAAGTTATTATCAACATACCACCCTAAAAAAGGATACGTTTACGAAGAAGTAGACGAAGTAAAAGCCGCTAAAGAAGATCTTGTTGATATTGAAGTAGAAATGGAAGCTTTAAACACAGCTATGTCTATTGAAATAGAACAAATGGAAGCTATATTAAGAGTAGAACTAGGTTCTGCTGTTGATAAGATGAGTTCTAGTGAGCTTAAAAGAGATTTATATCTATTTGCTAGAGAAAATCCAGTATTATTCTTAGATCTTGTAAACGATGAAAATGTTATACTTAGAAACTTAGCTATAAAAGCTGTAGAAATGAGTATAATTAAAATATCACAAGACCAAAGAACTTTTTCTTGGGGAACAAATGATAGAAAACTAATGACAGTACCTTTTGATGAAAACCCTTATTCAGCTTTTGCTGCGTACTTAAAAACAGATGAAGGTGTTGAAGTTTATAAATCAATACAAAATAAAATAAATTAATAATAAGTAGTCACGGCCCTTTAATTAGGGCCAGTGATTATAATAAAATATAAAAATGGCTATATCAGTAGACAAAGTATACAAAAAAGTATTATCAATACTTAATAAAGAAGCCAGAGGTTTTATGACTCCTGATGAATTTGCTAAACTTGGTTCTCAAGTACAGCTTGATATATTAGACAAAGCTTTTTTTGAATATAATAAAGCTATTGCTAGACAATCTATGGGTAGAGGCGGACAAGGTTATGCTGATTTACCTAGAAAAATACAAGATACAATAGACCCTTTTTATGCAACAACGTCTATATCTTTAACAAACGGTGTAGGAACTTTACCTACATTTTACAATATTATAGATGTCTCTACAGACTCTAGATTAACACAAATAGAAAGAATTGAAAAATCTAAATTAAGCTTTCTATTATCTTCACCTTTAACATCACCATCAACAATTTTTCCAATATATTATGTAACTGGATCTACACTTGCAGTAAATCCTGTAACTATAAGTAGTATTGATATGGACTATATATCTGTACCAGTTGATCCTAACTGGAATTACGAAGTAGATGCTAACGGAGCACTTACGTTTGTAACTAACGATAGTGTTGATTTTCAATTACATCCTTCAGACGAAGTTGAGCTTGTTATAGGTATATTAAAATATGCTGGTGTAATAATAAAAGACCCTAGCATTATACAAGCTGCTGGTCAAGAAGAAATGATTAAAAAACAAACAGAAAACTAATAACAAATGAGTTTAATAGGAAACACAACAGAAGAAAATTATTACAGTGGAAGTCAAGTTTTTTATCTTGATGGCGCTAGCTCTACGTTTGTGCCAAGTGATTTAATATGGACATATAATTTAAGTACTTTTGAAACAATACCTTTAGCTTCTAACTTAAGAGTGTTTCTTAGAGATGATGAATTAAATACTGAAACAGAAATTTTTAACTTTACTACAAGTAGTAGAGTTTTGTCAATAACACCTGATGGTGATGGCTATGAGCTCCACAAAGCATTAGACACAAATAACTCTGTTGGTAGCTTAAGAGTACAGTTACAAGACTTTGAGTTTGGTAATTATAGATACACTTCGTTAAAAGATATAGTATCTAGTTTTATGGTTGCTTATGTAGGTGATGGAAAATTAATAGATTATGTTAATAAATCAGACGTAGTGTTTCATGCAAAACGTGGACTACAAGAATTTAGCTATGACGTTTTAAAAACTGTTAAAATACAAGAAATAGAACTAAGCACATCGTTAACAATGCCTATGCCGCAAGACTATGTTAGTTATGTAAAAATTTGTTATATAGACTCTTCTGGTATAAAAAGAATTATACACCCTACAACTTTAACTATAAATCCTACAGAAACACCTTTACAAGACGTAAACTACAATTACGTTTATGATAGCAATGGTGAAATAATAGAAGGTAGCTCTTTAACAGAGTCAAGATGGGATAATTTTAATACAAACAATATTACAGGTAATTTAACTACAGATCAAGATGCTTATTTTATAGGTGCTGATAATTATTTAAAAACTGATTACGGTAGAAGATATGGATCAGAGCCTCAGCATCAACAAATAAATGGTTATTTTACTATTGACGAAAGAACAGGTAGTTTTGCTTTTAGTAGTGATTTATCTGGTAAGCTTATAGTTTTAGAATATGTATCTGACAGTTTAGGTACAGATGTTGAAATGAAAGTACATAAATTTGCAGAAGAAGCTTTATACAAACATATTGCTTTTAACGTTTTAGCAACAAAAAGAAATATACCTGAGTATATAGTTCAAAGATACAAAAAAGAAAGAAGAGCAGCGCTTAGAAACGCTAAATTAAGGTTATCTAAACTTAATCTTGAACAAATGGCTCAAGTAATGAGAGGCAAGTCAAAACAACTTAAAAACTAGTACATGGCTAAAATTCAAAATAACTTTCTAAAAGGTAAAATGAATAAAGACCTTGACGAAAGAATAGTGCCTAAAGGTGAATACCGTGAAGCGCAAAATATAATGATTACGCAGTCAGAAGGATCTGATGTAGGTGCTATAGAAAATGTTTTAGGTAATGCTCTAGCTAAAGGCTTGACTAATATAGTAAACGTAAACCCTTTTCCAAGCACATCAAGACAAGAAAGCTTAGAAACTATAGGTTATTACAACGATGTTTTAAATAGTAAAGTTTATTGGTTTGTAAGTAATTTTAGCGGTGTTGATAATGATAATGTATTTGAAATAAATAGAGCTAAAGATTATCACACTTGCGCAATACTTTTGGCTGACTTAGGTAACGCAAGTTCTACAATACAAGTTTTAGCTCAAGGTAATTTCTTAAACTTTAGTAAAAGACACTTAATAACAGGTGTTAACTTGATTGACGATTTATTGTTTTGGACAGACAACTATAATCAGCCAAGAAAAATAAACGTAACAACAGCCTTTACAGATAACAATTATTACAATACTGAAGAAAAAATATCTGTAGCAAAATTTACACCTTATTTAGCACCTATACTTGTAGATTCTAATAACGCAGGTCATGATGTTACTTTGAAAAACGATGGTAATGTTAAATCTGAATATTTAAAAGAAAACTTTGTTAGATTTTCTTACAGATATAAGTATGATGACGGAGAATATTCAACAATGGCTCCTTTTACCCAAATTATATTTTCACCATTAAACAACGCTAGAATACCTTATGCTTCAAACACAGAGTATAACTCTGAATCAATAGAAAGAGAAGGTACTGTAGATTTAATGCAAAATCACTACAATAAAGCTGTTGTAAGAATACCATTACCTTGTTCAGAAAACTTAACAAGTGCTATTGTAAATTCTTCTGACGAGACTGTATGGAATAATGATTTAAAAATTTCAAAAATTGAAATATTAATAAAAGAATCTGAAGAAGCCGCTGTAAAAGTTGTTGATAGTATAGAAATAGATAATTCTTTTGAATCTGCTTCAGCTGCTAGCGCTTCGTTAGATACTGGTGTAGAATATTATACTGTAAAACCAAGTGATACAACAGAGTTTTTTAGATATGTATATAGATATATATATAAATCAGAAGAACCTTATAGTGTTTTACCTGAAAACCAAACAACAAGAGTATATGATCACGTACCATTAAGAGCTAAAGCTCAAGAAATAAGTGGTAATAGAATTATATACGGTAACTACACTGAAAATCCACCACTTCCTTACGATCAAACTGGTAAAAAAGGTATAAACTATGTAATAAATAGTATAAACAAAAGTGATGCGGAATTTGGTTTTGATTGGGGTAAAAAACAACATTTATATAACGCTTATAAATACCACTCGTTAAAACAAAG